TCCACATCTCATTAGCAAAGTCGCTATTAAGCTCTTTGTAATTCGAGTACATTCCCATCATGGCATAGATTGCAGTTTAGTTAATTGCCTTTGGACGCCAATCGTACCAATTTTGTTTGATGTTTCTACCAACAAAAATTTGACAAGAATATAAGTGTAGCGGGTGAGAGTTTACCGTGAAACCATTCAATTCTGGTGTATCCCACGCATTTTTGCCAGCTGCTCTTGCTTTAAGACCTTTTCCATTGACATAGTTTTCAATATTTAATCTTTCGTCTATTGTCATGGTACTTCTAAAAGTACATAGAACCCATCTTGAAAAATCAATAGAAAAATTGTATATCTCATCATCAAATGGAGCTGTATTCACATATCCTTCAATTAATGACCACTGTTCAAAGATAGTACGCTTCTTTGTCTGGTAGATCAACCTATCGAATAGCTTATCTCTGTTCCAAATCATTCCAGTTTGGTCATATCTACGTTTAAGAAAATCTGAACCTTCATATAATGAGTTATCATTAAATGCTAGACACATGTTTTGAAGCTGTGGCTCGCTTTTAATTCCAAGCTCATTGATATAAGTATCAATATTTAATAAATTGGGATGTGACTTAAACCATACACGTGCATCATCGCCATAAACTCTAATATCCATGTACTTTTCATAATTTGGTCCGTAGATTTTTATTCCAATTAAAGACCAGTACACAAGGTTCACGAAACAGTTGATGATAGTCCCAAAAGAATGCCCAGATGGCATTCCCCTATTGAGTTCAACTACAATACCAGGTGGAATTGCTACAAACTTTTGTCTCAAAGACTTGTAGATGTAGTAAGCAATTCTGGACTGTACTTCGTTGTCAATAAAATGTGAGAACATTAGTGCGCATGCAGCCAATTGAAACTCACCGTCCTGATTTGAATCAAATAAAATCCAATCAGCATCCAAAACAAAGTCGTAAATTAAGTCGTTGCGAGCATATTTTGCCCACTTCTTAGCGTTAAATTCGCCTTTAATATCTGACTTTGATTCTCCAGCACGCTCATTGATC